GTGCGGGAGCGGGTGCTGGACCAACATTAACTTGAGTAGAAATCCTCTCAGTCTGTGCTGGTAGTGGTTTTATATTTACCTGAGTTGATTGAGATGAAACCTGTCTATTATCCTCTGGTGTTATATTAACTTCTCCATATTGTGGTGCCTGAGTGAAATCAATTGAATTTGCCTGTGCCTTTAAATCACTCATTTGCTGCTCAAATGGTTTATCACTAGCGGCAGTGGTGGCAGCAGGAGTAGGAGTTTGTGTAGATTTTGTAGATGATGGTATTACTGGACTTTGTGGTTTTGCCGCTGATGTTTTTGCTACTTCAGGTTTATCTGCACCAGTAAGAACATCCGCACCTTTTCCTCCAAAATACCAACCAAAACCACCACCAATCAAAGAAGCAACAGGGACAGTAATAGGTGAAATTGGTCCTCCTAAAAGACCAAGTTTTGCTCCGGCGGTTGCTCCAGCTATTGACCCTGCTACACTACCACCAGCTCCGGCACCAGCTTGAACATCTGTTTGTCCTTGTAATTTTCTACTTCCAAATTCAAATCCTCCAAATAAAATATTAAGAAGTCCACCCTTTCCCTTTAACCAATTCATAGGTCCAGCACCTTTTGGTGTAGTTGGTGGTGCAGTAGGAGGTTTGGTACCAGGAGATGTTGTTGGTGGTGGTGCAGTAGGAGGTTTAGCACCAGGAGGTGTTGTTGTTGGAGGAACTATTGTAGTTTCCGGTGGTTTTTGTTTTCCAAGACCAAACAAGGCTGCTCCGGCACCCGTTAAAACACCTCCAAGTGCTCCAAAAAATCTACCAATTGTATTCTTAAGCAACCATCCCCCAATTTTAAGAGATAGTCTTGTAATGGTTCCGGCAATGGCAAAAAATCCACCATTTAATAGGAATAAAGTTGCGGCACCAATTCCCAGAGCCTTTAGAACATTATCTCTAATTTCTATTAATTTTTTACCATTATCCTCAGATAATGCTTTAAGAGTTTCAATTCCTTGATTGGTTAACCATCCAAGCAATAATGTTCCAAAAAATTGTGCCAATCTACTCAAGATAGATTGTGTTTTTTGTGCAATTGCCCGAACTGGAGCAATTAATGCATTTTGTATTGCTTTTTCTAAAAGACTTTCTCTACCTGCTCTTAATCCTAATTCTGTTGCTCTTCTTTGCTCTTCGTTTTCTTTCTTTACACGATTCTGTTCTAGAACACTATCGGCATTGATTGCCTTTGCAACGTTATTTAAAGAAGAATTAAACCCAGTAACTTCACCCCTTAAACTTCCTACTAGTTCTTGAACTCCATTTACGGTTTGGGTCTGAATGAATATTACTTTATTTAAATTAGCAACCTCAGAACTTAATGTATTAACCTGCTGTTGTACGGAAGTTATTGATGATGATTGAGACTTTGCAATTGCCAGAGTCTCTGGATCTGATTTTTTACTAATTGGAACAATTGCTCCACCTCCACCAAAAATATTTGATGAAACTTTACTTCTTTTGAACAGTGCCTTTCTTTTTTCCGCAGACAAATAGGACCCTGATATAGGATCTACCCCACTTTGAGCTATTTGTGCTAAATCAGCCATTTGCTTGATTCTTTAGGTTTTCTTCTTCAATATAATTTTGTAGGAGAGTTATGTATATTTCCCTTTCCCAAGGAATCATATCTTCTAGTTCAGTCAAAGAGTATTTATGATGCTGCATCAGAGCAAAGTTTGTCTTATAGTATGACGCAAGATCAGTATGCGCCATACCTACACGAAAAAAGCCGACAAACCCTCCAGAACCACTTCACTTTCCACGCCAGTTTTTGGATTTTTAATTTTGATTGTATGAGAAAGTTTAGGCATAGTCTCAAAGAACTTTTCAACTTCTTTGAATTGCTTGGAACTTAACTGCTCTACGAATTCTAGCAGTTCTTTTTTAGTAGAATCACTTGCTGTCCAAGATTCTTCTTCCGAATAAATTTGATCAATACAGGATATAATTAAATCAAAAGTATCATCAACACTTACACCATCACCAGAATCAAAATTATTCTTAATGAATTCTGTCATAGATGGATATCTCATTCTCAAAGTCAGAGTATCATCTAACTTAATATCACGAGAATGTTTTGGATCAACCTCAACAGTAATTTCATCTAGATTAATACTCATCGGAACCTGAGTTGTTTCATCATCAGGACAAGTGATTAAAACATCAACAGTTTCTCCAACTGACTTACCTCTGATATTGAGAAACAAATACTCAATATCAAATGTGGATAAGTCTTCTACTTTAACACCTTTGCTTAAAATGCAATTTGAAATAACATTCTTAACCGCATTTGCAATCTGTTTAGAATCCTCACTTTCTAGAGCAATAATCAGAATTTTTTCTTCTTTAACCAGAAATGGTCTATATCTAATTTTCTTTTTTGATGATGGAATTTCCAACTCATAAATTGGAGTTGCAATCTTTGGTAAAGGCATAATATCCTATAAAGTTCAGTTAAAATTATTTAGACGACTTAGGCAACACCGACAGGTCTTGGATCATCTAGTCTTCCAGTTCCAAGATTGAGATTTCTATTAATCAACTCATCTCTTCCTGTTGCAAGTCTATTTTGTCTATTTACTTGATTTATAGTGCTGTTGACAACAGTATTAGAAACTTTATTATTGTCATCATTTCGGTTAAAATCCAAACTTAGTGTTCTGCCACAAACATATCTTTCATAATTAAATGTGGCACTCATTTTTAATATATCAGAACCATTATACTGAACTGGTACTGAATTTAAAGAAAGTGGAAATAGTCCGAAAAAATTATACTCAATTTCTACATTATAATCTCTATCAAACTTAATAATTTTAGTCATATCACTCTTATAATCTCTTGGATATCTCATTCTAAAGTAATATCCGTCTCTTGATGGATTTTCATTAGAACCACTAGCAATAAACTCCATCCAGTGCTCTATAAATTTTAAAGTGGTATAATTACTATCAACATAAAACTCTAGACCAATTTCTGTAAAGATTCTACGATGAGCAACTCTTTCGTTTACTCCCGTATAGTTATTGGTAATATCTGCGGTTGCTAGTGTGGTTCCTGGTAGTGATGCCGAAAAACAAAGTAGTCCGGCATCATTAGCAATAAATAATGGGTTAACACCTCTTATTGCAAGATGTGATAAAAGCGGACCGGGCAAACCACCAAATATGACCTGAAAGTGAGAACTCTGAGCCAGATTCGTAAATAGTGGTTTAAAGTCGGATATTCTGCGGATACTAGGCACTCTAAATACCTTTTATGAGTCTTATTAGTATAAGTATTTAGATGTCTTATAAGGGAAAATTTAAACCATCATTTCCTGAAAAATATGTTGGAGACCCCACCAACATCATCTATCGGTCTTTATGGGAATTGAAGTTTCTAAAATATTGTGATACGAATGAAAATATTTTAGAGTATGCATCTGAAGAACTTGCAATTCCTTATCGTTCTCCTGTAGATGGCAAAGTTCATAGATATTTTCCAGATGCTTATATAAAGGTCAAAGAACCAGATGGAAGTACTAAGAAATATTTGATTGAGATTAAACCATATAAACAAACGATGCCACCACCAAAACCAAAAAGGCAGACCAAAGGATACATCTATGAAGCATATGAGTATGCCAAAAACCAATCAAAGTGGGAAGCGGCAAGAGAATATTGTAAGGACAGAGGATGGACCTTCAGGATCCTGACGGAAAATGAGCTTGGAATTGGTAAAAAATGAATCGTATCAAACCCCTACTTAAAAACTTATACGGAACAGAAAATGCGGAGGATTTGATGTTGGAAATACTTGATGTATTAAAACAAACAACTACTTCTCCAGAGGCAGGTAATTTTTATACTTTTGTTTATAGACCTAAGACTCCTCGTGTAAGATATGATGCACATCCTCTGGTTGCCGTTACAAATGTTTATTCTTGGGGATTTAGTGGTATTAACTTTCATTGGGGAGAACAGAGACAATATACCTTTGAAGAAGTGGTTGGACCCCTACATATTGTGGATAAGAATGAGGTTGGTGATTTGAGAAGAATACCTTTCGGACAAATCAAGATAAATAACTAAAAAAGATAAATGGTAAACGGATTTAACATATCAAGAAGTTTATCACCAAATGCGGAAAGAATTGCTGGATCTGCTTCTGCCAAACTTTCTTCGTCTGCGGCACCTCTTAGATATCCACAGAAGAGTATTGGTAAAAATGACGATTACCTAGAAATAGGTGTGATTGAGTATGTTCCTCCTGGACTTGAAACTGGAGTAAACAATCTTAAATTAGCAACAGGAACAGAAAAAAATTCCAAGCAGAAAGCAAGACAAACAATACAATTACCAATACCATCAAATATAGGAGATACGAATCAGGTTGATTGGGGTAATGGTGATAGTTTTAATCCTCTTGCCGCTTTTGGTGCGGAACAAATAGGAAATGCTCTTAGAAGTGGTGATTTTGGAAAAGGTCTTGTTGATATATACAATAATACCGTCAGTACTGCAAAAGAAATAGTAACCAAAGGTGGCGGTCAAGATTTAATTACAAAGTATTTTCAATCAAAATTAGTAAACTCATTAGGAGCAAATACCTCACCAGAAGGACTTTTATCAAGAGCTAGTGGAAGTGTTTTGAATCCAAACTTAGAACTACTATTTTCTGGTGTTAATCTGAGGTCTTTCCAATTTGATTTTGATTTTGCACCAAGAGATGAAAAAGAATCTAATGTTGTTAAAGAAATTATAAGAATTTTTAAGATATCTATGGCTCCGAGAACTGGTAGTAATATTGAAGGTGCCGGTTTATTCATCAAAGCACCGAATGTTTTCCTTCTAAAATATAAGAGTGGAAATCAGGACCATCCTTATCTAAACAAATTTAAACCCTGTGCTCTTACAAGTATGGGTATGAATTATACTGGTTCGGGTTCATATGCTACTTATGCTGATAAAACTCCGGTTCATATGAAATTATCTCTTAGTTTTACCGAACTCAATCCAATTTATAATGAAGATTATAAAGATACAGATATTGGAGTAGGTTACTGATATGTCTTACTTTAGAGAACTACCCGACCTAGAATATCAATCGCCTTTTTCTGATAGTAATTCCTCACAAAATTATGTAAGAGCAAAGAATCTATTTCGTCGTGTAAAACTTCGTGATGACTTACAGAATGTTTTCACTCTGTTTAATAAGTATCAGATTCCAGAAGGTGCAAGACCTGATACTGTTGCAGAAGAAGTTTATGGCAAGGCAGATTATGAC